ATCGTGGGCCGTGGTCATTCTTGCTCACCATCCAGACTTATTTCATAGTCTGTTGGCTCATTCTGGCGCTCATGTTCAAGCGCTGCGATGGCCTTAATTAGTCCTAGTGTTAGCTCCATGATTATTCTTCACATTCTTTCAGCTGAACGCATTGCGAGCATGGGTTATCGGTAAGATCTTCTAATTCTTCACGCGCAGCGGTCCATTCTCCACTAGTCACTAGGTCATCAATAGAATTGATACATGTTTCACACATGGTGGATGGATAAGCCTTAATTCCTATAGCCTTGTTAAGGCTAAATGTGCTATTTGGTCCTACGTATAGATCCATGATTAGTCCTATCTAATTGAGTTAGGCCCTATCGCCTAACATGGATAAAATTACTCTCCAGCTCGCAGCATGTCAACTATTCCTGGCGCTTATTTGATAACAATTTGATAACAATTCCTAGGCCAGCGGGTCCAGGATCTTACCCATTCCTGGCCATCATCGGCCCTAACCCTGGCCCATCCTTGCCCATTCTCGAGCCATAACGTGGCCATGCGACAGTACCCTCACCATCACGCAAGCACCCCCAATCTTCCACAATCGTTAGCAATCTCCCTAGTTTCCAATAAATAATTAATCAATCAAAAGCAATCAAGAGCGCGATCTGTGGCTCGCTTGCCTAAATCGAAGAGCGCAGGGAAAAAGTATCGGCAAGCGTGGAAAAAATTGGGTGATCGACTGGGGGACTTTTAATAATGGGGCGACGTGTATGTAACTATCAACCCAATGATTTTTTCTAAATATAGTCTCACATATTGAGATTTGCTTAAACTATTTTATCGACCAAACAAGTATAAAATACTAGCTTTATACAATGTGACGTAATTCACAGACATGAAAGCGGGACAAACACCTAATTTCCCACCTTATACAATATAAGGGGTTTTATAAATTACACCCCTATCCAAAGGGCGGTTCCACCGCCCCTTAGATTATTAACCCAGTGGGGCATGGCAGAGCCTGCCCCTAACTCTTCCCATCGGCGGCGCAGAGCGCCACCCATAGGTTGTTTCCATAAGGATTACCATAGGCCGCCTGACGGCGGCGATTTACTACCATAGGAATTAAAGGCGGGTGTATTGTATGGCTAAGCCATCGGCTAATAAATACAAGATCGCCCCAGATAGCCAAATCTCGGCCACTCAGGCCAAGCAGACTATCGCCGAGCTGGTAACTAAAGGTTACTCTATTGCCGATGCAGTTCGGGCAACTGGCAAGTCAATTAAGTCCTATGAGTACTACCGCATGTCGGATGCTCAATTTAAAGAGGCTATCGACCTAGCCCGCGCCGTAGCACGTCGCGAAGGCGCGATAAGCGAAGAAGATGCAAATATCAGCTTTGAGGACTTTAGAGCCAAGTACCTTAACTCCAAGACTTTCAATCACCAGCGCAACATCATCTCTATGCTGGAAGAGGGTAAGCCCGCGTGGCTTCACCCCAACATGAAATACGAAGAGGGTTTTCCTAACTACGTCCTCGTGAACATGCCACCTGAACATGCCAAAAGCATGACGGTCAGCATTGACTATATCACCTATCGGATCTGTATCGATCCGAACATCCGTATCAAGATCGTCTCAAAGACCTTGACTATGGCAAAGGACTTTTTATACGCGGTCAAGCAAAGGCTTACCCAACCCGCTTATGCTGAACTTCAACGGCGCTATGCCCCTGCTGATGGTTACAAAGAAGCGGCGGATAAGTGGACCCAAGATGCGATTTACCTAGAGCGCGACTCAGGTGAAAAAGATCCTACCCTGCAGGCACTGGGTATTGGTGGTCAGATCTATGGTGCCCGTGCTGACTTAATTGTTTTGGATGACTGCGTTACCTTGGCTAACGCCAATGAATACGAGAAGCAGATCCGTTGGATCCAACAGGAAGTTCTTACTCGTGTTGGTCCCACAGGAAAGATCCTTGTCGTAGGTACTCGTGTAGATCCAGTGGATCTTTATCGCGAGATGCGTAACCCAGATCGTTATCCAGATGGCGCTTCACCTTGGACATATCTGGCTATGCCAGCGGTATTAGAGTTTGCAGATGATCCAAAGGATTGGATTACCCTCTGGCCGCGCTCAGATAGGCCTTGGCTTGGAGATGATGCGAATATTGGTGAGGATGGTTTATATCCTCGTTGGGATGGAAGTAACCTACGCAAGCGTCGCGGTGTATTAGACCCAAAGACGTGGGCTATGGTTTACCAGCAACAGGATGTAGATAGCGAAGCTGTCTTTGCACCTGAAGCAGTACGTGGATCAGTATCAGGTATGAGAGCCATTGGCCCTCTACTACCAGGCGCTCCTGGTCATCCAGATGCAATGAATGGTTCTTATACCATCTGCTCAATGGACCCAGCCATGTCAGGTGATACGTTCTCAATTGCCTATGCTGGCGATAAGAGTACACAGAAGCGTTACGTGCTAGAAGCAAGCCGCATGCCTGCTCCTACACCACAACGTATTCGTGAATTGATTTTTGAATGGACAGAGAAGTACAAGCCATCTGTCTGGGTTATTGAGAAGAACGCCTTTCAGTTGTTCCTTACTCAAGATGAAGAAATTAACCGCTTCCTAGCATCACGCGGTATTCGCCTTGTTCAGCATTACACAGGCGCAAACAAGATGGATGCAGAGTTTGGCGTAGCCTCTATGGCTCCACTCTTTGGAATGGTTGATAAACTTGGCAATCACGTCAAGGGAAGCAACCTTATAGATTTGCCACGGTCCGACAATGAAGGCATAAAATCGTTAATCGAACAGCTCATAACATGGTCCGCTGGCACTAAAAATAAACAAGATGGATGTATGGCACTCTGGTTTGCAGAAACTCAGATGCGTGATTATATCAATCAGGCTGGAGCATATGGTGGCTCCTTTATTAAAAACCCATTTCAGACTCGTGATCAAAAAGCACGTCGTCGGGTTATTAACATAGAAGACTATCAACGCGAAAAAGAGAAGTTAGCATCTAACGGGGGTTACTTATAATGGCACTAACTGTAGATCAAATCGGAGATAAACTCCGTAAGCTACGTGCACATTACTTCACACGTGATTCACGTTATGATGATCTATTGGCGATCCGTCAAGGCAAGATCGATCAAGTGTTTCCTGGAATGTTTTCAGAGGACTATCCAAAGCCAATGATCGCAAACTTCATTGACGTTGCTGCTCGCGACGTTGCTGAAGTTATTGCCCCACTTCCTGCCTTCAATTGCATGACAACCAACACAACTTCAGATCGTGCTCGTGTTCGCTCAGATAAGCGCACCATGATCGCTGCTGGTTACCGCGACACTTGCAACCTTCAAACCATGATGTACACAGGTGCAGATCGTTACCTCACCTTTGGCTGGCTACCATTTCTTATTGAAGCAGACTATGAGAACAATCGCCCAATGATCCGCATCGATTCTCCAATTGGTGCCTACCCAGAGTTTGATCGTTTCAATCGTCTTATCTCATACTCAAAGCGTTATGTTAAGACAGTACGCGAACTTATCAATGACTTTCCTGAACACGAGAATATTATCCGTGGTCAGTACGAGAACCGTAACTCAGAACGCATCCTTGAGATGTATCGCTACCAAGACAAAGAACAACTTATTCTTTTCTTGCCAGAGCGTAACAACTTTGTTCTTTCACGCGTTGAAAATGAACTAGGTGAAATTCCTGTAGCAATTGCTTTGCGTCCTGGCGTTGACTCAGATGAGCATCAACGTGGACAGTTTGATGATATTATGTGGGTGCAGGTAGCCCGTGCACGTTTTGCTTCTCTTACTCTTGAAGCAGCACAGAAGGCAGTACAAGCACCATTTGCTTTGCCTTCAGATGTAAACGTTCTTGAGATTGGTCCAGATGCAACTATTCGCTCTGCTAATCCACAACAGATCCGTCGTGTAGATCTTAATCTTCCACCAGGAATTTTTCAAGAGAATGAAATTCTTGACCAAGAAATGCGCACTGGATCACGTTATCCAGAAGGCCGTCTAGGACAGCAATCAGGTTCTATCGTAACTGGTCGTGGCGTAGAAGCACTTATGGGCGGCTTTGACACACAAGTCAAAACAGCACAAGGTGTATTTGCTGAGACATTTAAAGAAGTTATTCGTCTATGCTTTAAGATGGATGAAAAACTATTTGGTGATGTTAAGAAGGAAGTTCGTGGCATTAATGCTGGCGCTCCTTATGTAGTTAACTATACACCAAGTGTTGATATTGCTGGAGATTATTCTTGCGATGTTACCTATGGCATGATGGCTGGACTAGATCCAAACCGTGCTTTGGTATTTGGACTACAGGCACGTGGAGATAAGTTAATCTCACGCGACTTTTTACGTCGTCAAATGCCTTGGGAAATGAACGTTACCCAAGAAGAAGAGCGAGTCGAAGTAGAAGAACTGCGCGATAGTTTGATGCAAGCAGTTGCATCTTATGCCAATGCTCTTCCACAAATTGCAATGCAAGGTGGCGATCCTTCAAAGGTTATTAACGCCATTGCTAAGGTTATTCAAGGTCGTCAAAAAGGCGATCCAATTGAAGAAATTGTAGCTGAAGCATTTGCTCCTGAACCAGCACCAGAACAGCCACAAGCTGCTGGTCTGCCAGGACAACCACCTCAAGCACCTGGAGCACAACCAGGGCAACCACCGATGGCTATGCCGGCACCTCAACAAGGCCAAGGTGGCTCTGCTTTGCAACAACTACTAGCCGGCCTTTCGTCTTCTGGAGCACCGCAGTTAGCTGCGTCAGTTTCCAGAAGGTCGCCAGCCTAACGTTATTGGCGATCAACTCAATTCCCTATAGGAGAAATAAAATGGCAGTATTCAAATCAAGTCTACAATCACCACCAGTTAAGGTGAAGCTACAAGGCGGACACTCATCTTCTGACGCAACAACACAGAAGACAAAGATCCAATCTGCTCCATCCGTTAAAGCAACAGGTAAGTCAGATGTTAAGTACACAGTTCAGCCTTCAGGAACAAAAGGCACAGGCACAACTGCCGGAAAGCCAA